CTAGTTTGCATGATTAGTCCTTCAATGTGGAATGAAACGGATAGGAGAGTCAGTCTGCCAGCAAAGGCCGCAAGTCAAGCACGATTGTGTTTTTCCGGTTTGTTCGGGGCATGTAATGCCTTCGCCGTCTACATTGGCGCTGTAACGTCCTCCGGTGTCGCTCGAGCGGATCACGGCACGATCACACTGCAAGTGTGCCTGTATAGCCTGGAGGATGGATCCACGGCGATGCGTGTACCCGAAAACGCGCAACGCCGGATGATGCTGTAACGCATCAACCCAAAATTGAACATAACTTAATGAGAAAAAATCACCCAACACGTGCAATCGGATAACATAACCATCGGGGTGGAGTGTGGATAGATGCTCGAGTTCATCGGCTAAGCGAAGCATGAGAAGTTCCGGATCTCCGCCGATGCGATGCGCGAAGATCATATGATTCCCAAAGCATCTGCCCCATTGTTGGCATGCTCGAGGGCATGTGGCGCGCTCCTCGAGTGTTAACGTGTACATTGGCATTCCCAACCATCTAGACTTCGCGATGATGTTCGATCCTTTCCCCAGCTTGGAATTGCCTGAAGCAGGCTTGAGGAGAGCATACGGATAGTCAGCAACGTCGCGCCGGGAACGTACGAAGATCGTGCGACCTTCAGAGATAGCGACATCGCGTTTCATGACAAAATCACCGCAGCAACTACATACGCGACAATGAGCGATGCACCGCAAAATGCAAACGTCGCACCAAGAAACAGCGACGGAGTGATAACTGTGGCCGCCAACCACACTGGCACCACAATGGAAGCAATCAACGCGAGCAAATTGAGTGCTATCAGAACGTGTAGAATTTTAGCTAGTGTCGTCATGAGAGTTTCTCCGGTGTTTGACTGTGCAGAGTGCACATCCACACTATCGGCGATTCCGGAAGCATCACGGCACTACGAAAGTATCAAAAGTGGGGTGCCGTTCATCCGGCCGATAGACGGTCAATACGTATACAATAGATAGATCTTAGGCTTGGTGGGATGGAATGGGGGTCTGTCACCGTTGCCCCGATTATCGCGGACTCTTGGGGAGTATGGGTTATGGCGGCAGTACTGCATTGACTGCTTAACGCATGCTCGATTACAGGGTTATGGAGGACTGCGCACGGTTATGGCAGGGGCAGTGTCGCGCTACTGTGAACCGCTACTGCATGGGTGCTGTCGGGATCTTGGGCGGCGCGTCTGGGTATGGGCAGTCGGGCAGCAATGCTCGGCTTTCGGGCTTGCGTGGTGGTCGATCGATGGGCCAGGGGGGTGCCTCGGCGCGTGCCCCCCACCAATCTTCCCCCCAGAAGAAATTGTATTTCTGGTAGGATGGTGGTGATGGAGGTGTGATATGGGGTTTGATGTGAGGAGGTTTGAGCGTTTCTGCCGTGAGTTGACGGTAGAGACGAAGGAGCAGGGGATGCGAAAGCTGGGTACTCAGTTGCTGGGTACGCAGAGGTTTGTGATGGAGCAGATTGGGAAGGGGTTAGAGGAGGGGAAGCATTTCTTTGTGATTTTGAAGGGAAGGCAGTTAGGGATTACGACGATCAGTTTGGCGCTGGATTTGTATTGGCATTTTATTAACCCTGGGTTTCAGGGTACATTGACGACGGACACGGAGGAGAATCGGGATGTGTTCAGGACGACGTTAGGGATGTACATGGATGGGTTGCCTCCTGAGTACAAGATACCGTTGCTGACGCATAATCGGAATCAGATGGTGTTGAAGAACAGGAGTCGGTTGTTTTATCAGGTGGCGGGGATAAGGGCGAAGGGGAGTTTGGGTAGGGGGAAGGCGATTACGTTTTTGCATGGTACGGAGACGAGCAGTTGGGGGGATGAGGAGGGGTTAGCGAGTTTGCTTGCCAGTTTGGCGGAGACGAATCCGAACCGGCTTTATTTGTTTGAGAGCACTGCCCGTGGGTTTAACATGTTTCATGACATGTACATTACGGCCAAGAGGGCGAGGACGCAGCATGCGATCTTTTGTGGTTGGTGGAGGAACGAGTTGTATCAGGTTGCAGGCGACACGGATGTGTACAAGGTGTACTGGGATGGGAAGTTGAGTCCTGAGGAGAAGGAGTGGACGCGGGATGTAAAGCGGCAGTACAACTTTGAGGTCAATAGTCGGCAGATTGCTTGGTGGAGATGGAAGCTTGCCGAGGGGATTAAAGATGATGCGTTGATGTATCAGGAGTTTCCTCCGACGGAGGACTATGCGTTTGTCATGACGGGCAGTTCCTACTTTAGTAATGCACGTTGTACAGATGCGATGAAAGCGGCAAAGAAGGCGGAGGTGGATTATTACCGGGTGAGTCTTGGGCAGGTTTTTGTGGACACGGAGTTGTTGCGCAGTACTGAGCGTTTGGCGACGATGAAGGTGTGGCAGGAGCCGGATGTGAACGGGTACTACGTGATTGGTGCCGACCCTGCGTATGGGAGTTCAGATTGGGCGGATCGGTTTTGTATTCAGGTGTACCGGGCGTATGCGGACGGGTTGGATCATGTCGCCGAGTTTGCGACCAGTGAGTTGAACACTTACCAGTTTGCCTGGGTGATTTGTTACTTGGCGGGTGCTTATCGGAACAGCACCTTGAATTTGGAGGTGAACGGTCCTGGGCAGGCGGTGTTGAATGAGTTGAAGAACCTGAGACGGCAGGCGTTTTCGGTGAAGGAGAGTTACGGGACTGGGCTGGCGGCAGTGTTGAGCAACATGCAGCACTACTTGTGGCGGAGAAACGACACGCTGGGAGGCCCGACGATGTCCTTGGGATGGCAGACGACGATTGCCACTAAGGAACGGATGATGAGTTACTTCAAGGATCTGTTTGAGCGTGGCATGATGAAGGTCTACTCGGTAGACTTGCTTGAGGAGATGAAAGCGATTGTGAGGGACGGATCAAGCATTCATGCGTATGGCAGGAACAAGGATGACCGGGTGGTGGCAAGTGCGCTGGCGTGTGCTGCGTTTGCGGAACAGGTTCAGCCGAGGTTGATTCAGATGCGACTGACGCGTGCTACAGTCAAAGAGCAGCAGGACATTGCACCCGAGTCGCAAGTGGTCGGGCGGCAGGTGAACAACTACCTACAGCAGCTAGGTTTTGGAATCAATGCGGGAAGAAGACTTCAGTAAGCGGGAGTTGATGCGGCTCATCGACCGGGTGTTTGACGATCCACATCCGGGCATCAGCGTCAACCTGTTTGCGGATTTGTGTGGCATATCAAGCCACTATTTCCGGGATGTGTTTCTGCGCAAAGAGGTTCCCTTGAGTGCCAGCCTCCAACACCGTGCAAGCAAGGCTTACCGGGCGCTGCTTCGAGGCGAGACGGTGCAAAAGCGCTTCCGCCTGGGGCGTGAGGAGATCGAGTACCGCAAGGATCCGAAACCTGCCTTGCGTCGGGAGACCCGGATTGTGTTCACGCCCGACGGTTTCAAAGTACACTCCGCAGTGCGCAACAAGTATGACTTCCGCATCCTGCGACTGGATGAACAAATGGAGAGCATCAATGGCCGTCGTGCATGACTACAAATGCGCCGTGCATGGGTTCTTTGAGAGCAGCGAAGGCGTGTGCCCGCACGGGTGTGAGGAGGTGCAACTGGTCTTCTTGCAACCCGTGTCCATGAAGTCGGATCGCACCAAGCACGCCGACACCACACTGCGCTCCCTTGCAAGCGACTTCAAGATGACCGACATCAAGTCATCCCGCGAAGGCGATCACCAGCAGCACGCCTTGCTCAAGCCAAACAACCGCAACTTTGGCGTACAGTGGGGCAATCCTGCACAGATCGGACAATTCGACCTGCGTTCCATCAAAGGCGAACAAGTGCAAGGACTTGCCTCCATCCGGGATTCTGGCGTACCCTTGCCGCATCTTCGTCCGGCAGTCGTCGTGCGTGATCACGAAAACCTGAAAGTGCCTACATGAAAATTCCCGTCGAACCGCTGGAGCGCGAGGCGTTCTACAACCAGATGGCGACCAAATGCATGGTCAGCATCCAGGAACGGCGGGCAGACTACCAGACCTTGCGGTCGTTCTTCCTGTTTGGCAGCGGACCGGATGAGGCTCCCGCACACTACAACAAGATCTACCCCCACATTGACCAGCTCGCGTCGTTTCTTTACTCCGCAGAAACCACCCGGTTCAGCATCTCCATCGGCGCGTCTGTGTCTAAGACAGAACATTCCAAGGTGCCTGTACTCAGTCAAGCACTCAACGACGAATGGCTCAACTCGAACGCGGATCAGATGTTCAGTCAGGCACTCAACTGGGCACTGTGCTACAACAGTACCTTCATCAAACTGGTCTACAACAAAGGCATCCACCCCTATGTCGTGGAACCCGGACAGGTCGGAGTGCTCCGCGAAGACCTCTCAAACACCGACCGGCAGGAAGCCCTCTGCCAGAAGTACTACATCACCAAATCCGAGTTGTACTCCAGACTGTACAACCACCCGCGCCGGGAAGAAATTGTCAAGCGCGTGACCTCCAATGAGAAGTCGCAGGCCGACATGCCCGAAGGCGTCGAACGCCTCATCATGTCGCAGGTCAACCCCACGATCTATGGCAACGTCAACCTCGACCTTGGCGGCATCTCACGCTACAAACCACGCGTGGCCGAAGACTTGGTGGAAATGCGCGAACTCTACCTCTGGAACGACAAGATCGATGACTACCAGTTCGTCACCATTGCCGATCCAGACGTGGTCATCTATGACCGGGAAATGGCCTCCGTCTACCTCAAGGGCGAAGTGCCGCTCATTCAGGTGTGCCCAAACCCACAATATGACTACTATTGGGGCATGTCCGAGGTGGCACGCCTCGTGTTCTTGCAGCAGATGCGCAACAAACGCATGTCCGAAATCCTCGATCTGCTGAACAAACAAGTCTCACCGCCGACCGCGTTGATCGGCTTCCTCGGCATCCCGGACGAGAAGAATTTCGCCTTGAACCGTGCCGGCGGACTGCTCTACAGCGATCAGCCCAACGCGAAAGTCGAGCAACTTGCACCGAGCATTCCTAACGATCTCTTCAGAGAAATCAACGAGATTGATGGCATGTTCGCAGAAGCCTCCGGCATTGTGTCGGTGTTGCAGGGACGCGGCGAAACCGGGGTGCGTAGCGCGGGACACGCCTCACAACTCGCCCGCTTGGGGTCAAGCCGTGCCAAACGCCGCGCTCTGGTCATC